CAACTGTTGTGTACTTCACTGAGATCTCTTTTGCAATTTGCTTAAATTGTTTTAATGTATTTTCCATTTTGTTTTTTTTAAGAATTAAATTTTAATAATAATAACTATCTGAAATCATTTCGTTTGTCATTTTTTCAGTGATTTCTGGAATCTCAGTTACACCATGCCAACCATTTGATTTAGTCATTTTTTCTAATCTATTGAAATAAGACTTTCCAATTTTAACTACTTCTCTGTAGTATTTACGGCTACCAATCCAAGCTTGTACAAATACAGTTTTTAATTCATCAAACCATTTTTCTAATCTATCTTTAAGTTTCTCGCAAAAATCTAAATAAAAATCAGTTGATAATGTATTTTCACCCATTCTGATTAATTTTTCAAGTTTAGAGATTTTATTTTTAACCTGTCCTAATTGTTTTGATTTCTGATTAAATTCTTTTAAAGTTGTCATAATTTTAATTTGTGTTATTGTTTCGATTACAAATATAAACAAATTAGTTTAATATAAACAAGTTTATTTAACTTTTTTTTAAATTATTTTTTTCAGTTTTATTAATTTGCCGTGGGGGCTATCATGAACACTGATTTTCTTCTCTTTAAATAGCTCGTTTAAAATTATTTTCAAATCTTTTATATTAATACCGAAATCAACCAATTTAATACCACAATGGCCCCCAGATGATTTATGTTTTTTCTCCAATAGATCTAAAACTTTATTTTTCATCTACACGCCTATTTAATTCGTTCGTATAAATCTCAAAGGGTTTTTTGTCAGTTGTATTTTTTGCCCTTTTTATTTGAACTTTTAATTCATGAAGGGTTAAATGTTTGCAAGTTTCTGGTAGATGTTTTATCCAATTACCATAACTATCGTTAGACATTAATTGAAATTCTTCTTGCTTTTCTTCTCCTTGTGCTTTCTTTTTTTCGTTGTATTGGTCCAATGCTTTTAACTGTACATCATTTAATTCAGTGTCATTTGACTTATTTTTAGCGTGTGATTCTTCACGTTCTCTTGCTTTCAGTTCTAAATACTCAGGCATCCATTCATTTAAAATAATAGTACTATCTAAGTAATACAATTTACTGCCAATTTTACCCTGCCTAGCCATTTTTAGCATCATTACAATATCTTCTATAGTTTCGTATTTATACATTTCTAAAAGATCAACAGATAGTGTTAAAATTTGATTTTCATTTAAAGTTGATTTTACATTAAAAGAATCTTTTGCTTTTGTGATCAGATAAACCAATGTTTTAATAATGTTTTTTGTTTCTGTTTGTTTCTCCAGGCTGAATAAAGTTGATCCAGTCATTGCTTTTTGCAACGTAAGATCTTTTTCGAATATAACTAAATCAATATTTGATTGACCAGGATTTGCATTAACTAAACATTTTATCAATTTTGTCGTTAATTGATTTTGCTTCTGTAAAATTATTTGATTTTCCATTGTTGTTAAATTTTTCATTGAATACTAAAATATAAGGTAATTGACTCGATTTTTGTTTTTGTCTTAATTTGGTTAAACTCATAAAATTGTCCCTCCAAAATTCATCCTGCCTGGTTTGCATTGTAATTTTTTCTATTAATTCAAAAGGTATTTTATCAATTCTATTTAATTTATCAATAGTATCGAACCAATTGTTTTTTATTTTTTCGGTTTTCGGGTGAAGTTGAGGTTCAAAATATTTTAGACAATTTAAAAAACATTCGTTTACTTCTTCAGAGTAAACCTTTTTACTTTCTCTTTCTCTTTTACTTTCTCTTATACTTATACTTGTACTTGTAGATAAGGGGGTTAAATCTATATTTTCCACCCCTACGGTAGGGGGTGCGGTAGGGGGTTCGGTAGGGGTGCTTAATACACGCCCAGTCTTTGTTTCGTACCCTTTTACCTGGGAATCAATCGAGTTAGTTTGGCTAATGTATGCAAATTTTGCCATACCTTTTAAATCAGTTGGTTTTTTGCCTAAAAATTGCCTATCAAGTAACGCTTCAATAAATGCAACCTTATCTGAATCATTTTCAAGTTCATTATAAACGTCATAATATGACCTGAAAAAATTGAATCCTTTTCGTTTTGTTAGTTTCATATTATCCTTTTTTAGTTAAACTTTTCACTGCTTGAATTAACCCTTCTTTTAATGCTTCTTCTTTTGAATTATAATCAATTCCTTCGAACTCCTTATAATATGGTGACATAATATCTTCAAATAAAACGTCCACAAACCAACAATCCTTGCTTTCTGGGAACGTTTGCACTATGCAGTTGTATTTATCCCTTAAATGTTTTTTTAGTTCTGACATGAAAAGAAAATCATCCAGATCTGTTGCATCTCTAAACGTTTTAATTTCAGCAACATATTTGCTTTCAAATCCGATACTATTACTTAATACAATTAATTCTTCCATAATATTTTTAATATAAAAAAAAAGCCACTTAGAAACTCGGTGTGTAGGAAAACCCGTTCTAAATGACTTTTAAATAAAATTTCTTGAAGTTCCTACACTTCTGAGATCCAAATATCTAAAATAAATCTGGATAATAAAAACTTTTATCGATTTATTTTAAAATGGAAGATCATCATCTTCTTCATCTTTTTGAATTTCTTCTGGTATTTCAGTACGACCACCACAAAATTCGAACCGGTGAACGTTTATTTTTGGGTAGGTAATACCAGTTTCTTCATTTTTCTGATATTCAATTGACCCTGTTACCATGATTTCGTCACCCTTACCAATAAATTTGTTAATTACTTCTGCAGTTTTACCCCAGGCAGAACAATTATGCCAATTAGTTTTTGGTTTATCTTTTGTACCATCATTAGTTGCTATTGAAAAATTCGCAACTTGCAAACCTTCTTTTATTACTTTTAGTTCTGGATCTTGTCCCAACCTACCTTTTAAAATTACTTGATTCATAATATCTATTTTTTATACTTTTTAAATTCAAACTCAATAAATTCTTGACCTTTTTTTACGTCTATTTTTTCAACTATTGCTTTATAAACATACCTATCGTTAAACCCATATCTTTTTTGTAAAATATCTTGAAAAGGTTTTATTGGGTTGTCCCAATCTGCATTTTTAGAACTCAAACCAAAAGTCAATTTTAACTCTAAAAGTCCATCTGGAATATTATAGTTTGGTAAATTCTTCAATAATATCTTTTCAAATTTCTTATACAAGGGTGTTTTAAATCTTTTACCCTGCCAACATTGATTAACTGATAATGGCTTTATGTTTATTTTCACTTTTCTGTTTTTAATGTTATTGTTTTAATAAAAATTGATTTGGGCCACCCCATTTTGCGAATTACCTTTTTTTGCATACCGGTTAATTTATCAAATTGCTTTGGTGTTTTTTCATCAATAAACATTTCCCGTAATACTTCTCTTTCTGATCCAAGTAATCCAACTAATTTTTTGTTAGATGTTTGGCCTAATTGAGCATCTGTTAATAATATTGCTTTCATATTAAAATTGAATATTAGATTTAATTTTTTCGATTATTGCCATTTTGTATGTAGTTGCCAAACCAATTCTGGATAACATAAACTTAATAAATTCATCATCACGATTAATTTCTATAAAGTGCCACATTTCAACGCCTTTATCAATGATATAATTCATAAAATAACACTTAGATCTTTCCGTTGCTTCCATTTGAAGCTGAACTTGTGCATAATATTCTGGGTTCATTTCATCAATTCCATTGGCTACGTACTTAAAAAATTTAGCTCTCTGAGGGCATTTAATTTCTAAAATGGAAGTATCACCCACCAAACCATCTGGACTCGCTCCTGAGTTATCCCCAATAGGAAAAAAACCACATTCAACCACATCTAAAAATTCTAATCCTAGAACTTCCTGAGCTTTTTCGAATGCAGCAGGTTCCAAATCAACACCTCTTTGCATATCTTTTGGTAAAAATTCCAGTTCGGGTTCCCTACCATATAAAGTGTCAATTGCACATTCATGAGCGTAATTTCTAATACTACTCTCTGTTGCCTTTAAAGCTGTACCATCTTTTTTATTTCCACCTAATAATCTATTAATTTGTGAAGCAGTAAAACGGCCCTCTCTAGCTTTGAACCATTCAGGCGTTCTTTGTTTAATTTCTTTAACTTTATTTAATTGCATACTCTGTGTATTTTTCTTCCATTTCTGGAGTTATTGTATAGCCTTTTTTGATCATTTCAATTGTGGCATTTGCTTTTTTTGCTCCTTCAAAATTAGCTTCTGTAAACGGTTGCTTTACTTTTACTTTTGGTAATACTGGTTTTATCCTTACACCATCTGTTGTACCACCAGTTACAGCTTTAACCCCTGTTTTAATATATAATTCAATTGTTAGGTTTTTCCACTCTTGGACAAATGGACTTTTAAAGAACTTATGCAATTGCTTTGAGTTTGTAGCATTTAACGCCCAGGGTTTAATCTTTGGGTTGGTCCAATATACAATGTTATGATCTCCTTTTCGACCTGCAACAATAGCACCAATTTCTTGTTTAACTTCTTTAATTGTGAAGATTAATTTTTGCATTCCTTCTTCTTTCAATTCTTCTAAATCCGCAACTCCTAAATGGTCCGATTTATAAACTTTTCGATAATGTGTTTTGTTCTCCATTTTTACTTATTTTAATTACTAATATTTATTTATCTGATTTTCAAATTCATTATTATAATTTGTGTGCATAACATCACGAGTTTCAAGAAGTAAATCATGTTTTCTAATTGAATGAATCACTGTTGTATGATCTTGTCCCCCGTACATTTTACCAATGGCCCAAAGAGTTAATTTTGTGTGTTTTTTTAAATATGAATATATTAACCTTCTTGCAGAAACAACTTCTATTTTTCTGTTTTTACTCTTAACATCTTCAATGATGGACCCAGTAACATTACAAGCAATTAATTCAAAATCACTGTTAAATTCCTCAGATGTTTCAAAGTTAACCATTGAGTTATTAATCGGCTTCAATGCATACATTAATTTATTTAAATCTATTTTTATAATTTCCTTGTCTGTAGTTTTATTATCCATTCCTTTTGATCTTTCTTGATTTTAGTATTATACTCTTGTTCCAAAATCATGTATTTTCTAATTGCTGAAAATGCAATATCTGAGAGCCTACGAATTTCTAATTCTGTATAAATTATTGGTTGGTCCATAATAAAAAGGTTGTTAAAGGGGGTTATTAACCCCCATATTATTAAG